CGTCGGCCTGCGCGGTCGAGAACATGGTCAGAATCCCTTGGTCGACCAAGGAATTAGTATCAACTGCGGGATCTCGGCCGAACTCCAGTTTTCCGATCGCGCGCGTCTCCGAAATACCCACACCATTAAAAAATCCGTAGTCACGGACATTGGTTGTCGTCTTGGTCCGTTGCGCCCAGCCGGCGCCGATCGCCTGCGCGCCACAGAGGAACGACGCCGCCGTGTCGCAGCCCGCCCCGGTTCCGACCAGCACCGGCAGCTCGGGGATCTCGCGGACAATCATCCCGTCCCAGACAAGATCGCCGCCGGCGAACATCGGATTCTCCATCCACTTCGTCTCACGCGGCCTCGCATCGGTGTTGGCCTGGATGACCTCCGGATCGGTGCGGAAGTCACGGAACACCAGGCTCGGCATGAACGCCACGAACCACTCCTCGTCGTTGGTGTCGTTCGTCATGATCGGGCGAATATGGGGCGAAGCGGTCTGCGCCTGCCGAAAATATGGGGCGAAGCGGTCTGCGCCTGCCGCTTGCACAGCGACAGCAAGGCACCGCTCATTTTGTCGGTCGCGGTGGCGAGTGTGCTCAGCGCCGTCGCCATGACCCCAGCGGAGAAGTTGGCCGCCAGATGCCCGAACCGCACCCGGTCCGAATTGCTCGCGAGCCAGGCGTTGCGCTGCGCCGCGGTCGCGGTTGCATACGGGATGGTGACACCGTTGACCGTGCCAACACTCGACAGCGCGGTGATGATGTCGCCGCGCAGCTTCTCCATCGACCAGTTCTTGAGCGAGGTCTTGGCGACGTCCCGCAGCTCGATCGTCGACCGCTGTTCGTCCCACTCCGACACGGCGACGGCGTGCCGGATTGGCGCGACGGTCAGCTTCATCGAGCGCTGATCGAGGATTTCTTCGTTGCCCTCGAGCACGGTGTTGCCGGTGACACCGGAGCCGACCAACCGGCGGACCGCCGCGAAGGTGATGGTGTCGCCGTTTTTCGTCGTCAGGGAGTCTTTGACCTGGATCATCGCGTTTTCGTCGGTGCCCATGTATTTCTTGAAGCGGTTGGCGCGGATGTATTCGGCAAAAAACTGCTTGTCCCAGATTTGCGGAGTTAGGCCGGCTCTAGCCGGGGTGACATTCATTTCAGTCATAAGTATAGCCTCCGAATAACGTTGAAGGGATCGGGGAGTTCATTAGGCAAACGCCCGGCAACCATCCGGCGGCGATGTCTCGGACCCGAACCGACTCTCAGGGTGGAGTGCGCCCGTTGCCTTGCGGCCCCCGGCGGCGGGAATTGCCAGACCCTTAAGCCTGGTATGCGACCGAATTTACCTGACCGAACGAGGCGCCCCCAGCGGTGGTCGTGACGGCCATGGTCAACTCCAGAACCACGCGCTGGGCCGGCGCCAGGCCGGTGCCGGTGATGGTGAACGCCAGCGGCGCAGCCGTGGTCACCGGTATCTCCAGCGCCGAAGTAACGGTCAGCGCGGCCTCGGCGCCGAGTGGCGACTCGGTATAGGCCGCGAGCGTCATCGTGGTGGCGAGTGCGGTGACATCGGCCGCGGTCGGCACCACGGCGTCGACCACCACGGGGATCGCCGCACCGGCCACGTAACTGTCCGGCAGGTTGAACTCCCAGATGCCCTTGGTGGTCACGGTGGCCGCGCCGGAGGTGGTGGCACCGAACAGGCTGAGGCTGGCACCGGCGGTGCGCGCGATGCCGAAGGTGGTCGCGGAGGGCGCCGCAGTCACCGGTACGCCGGCATCCGTCTTCACGCTGGTCAACGCCAGAGTGCGCTGCAGGCCGCCAGCCGAAATCGGCACGAAGGTCGAACCGGCGCCGGTCAAACCGGAAAGGCCGGATTGGTTCGCCACCATGTAAACCGTTCCGCCAGGAACGGTTTCCGACAACAGGAAAACTTCGTCGCTACCGAGACGGGTGCTATCGACAACAGTGATGGTCATTATTTGAGAACCCTTTGAGCAGCTATTTGCGGCGGGGCGCCAGGATGTCGGCGAAATCCTCGGCCACGTTGATGACCGGCGTGTTGCGCGGGCCAGCCGATCGCGCCGTGCCCAGACTCTGCGGCAGATGCACCCGCGCGCCGGCGACCGCTGGCGTGCCGGCAGCAAACTCAGCCTCGATCCTGGCGCGGATCTCGGCCTCGACCCTGGTCCGGAACGCCGCCGGATCGCTGCCGATCTCCTCCATCGCCATAAGCCGCTGCGCCTGCTGATAAGCCCAGCGGTATGGATTGGCCTGCCGGGTCAACTCCGACCGCAGCGCAGGGTTCGAATCGGCGGCCTGCTTGAACACCGCCATTTTGGCATCAACGTCGGCGTCGTCGTGCTGCGAGCGCAGCATCGCCTCCGACGTATTCAGCCGCTCGTTGAACAGTTGGCGCTGCATATAGACGTGGTAGCCCGCGGGATCCTCCAGCGGGCTCGGCACGGCGACCGGCTCGGGGCGGTGCTCCGGAGGAGGAGGCTTCTGCGCGGCCTCGAGCTGCGCCCGCAGCGCCGCCATCTCGCCCTCGAGGCGTTCGGCCCGACCTTTGTGATCGGCCCGCTCGCGACGGGTCGCCTGCAGCGCGGACTTCAGGCCGGTGACATCCTCCGGCTCGGGTGTCGCAGCCTCGTCCGGCTTTATTACGTCACCAGGCTTGTCACCAGGTTTCGCACCCTCGACCGGCTCACGAGCGGCCTCGCCGGACGGTTCCGGTTCGGCCGCTGACGCCACCGACGCATCAGCCGGGAGCGCCTCGGCCCCCTCGGGATCGAGGAAGTCTTCTAACTCAGTTTCTTTCGCCATGTGTGATTTGCCTCTTTTGCCCGATGTCAGCTCGGCGCCGGCAGCCCGTTACGATCCGCCCGGCTGCGGCGGCCCTCGTCGCTCCATCCCGGAGCACCGCGAGGGGCGAGTGGACTGGTAAGCGCTCGACGTGCTACATGTAGGTTATGGCCAAGAGTAGCGCGAGCGTTAAGCGGCGGCGGGATGCACTCCGGGCGATGGGAATGCGCCCGATTCAGATCTGGGTGCCCGACACGCGAGCGCCGGGTTTTGCTGAAGAGTATCAGCGGCAGATGCGTAACATCATCGAGGCGGAAACCGATGAGAGCCGGGCGGAAGATGAAGCCTGGTTCGCCCTGAGTGTCGAGGGCTTGGACGAATCACCTTGAAGCGCGGCGACGTGGTGACGGTCGTCCTGCCAGGCGGGCTCGGCAAACCGCGACCCGCTGTCGTGATCCAGGCAGACATGGCAGGTCCCACGACTGCCACCGTCACGGTGCTGCCGTTCACCAGCACCAAGGTCGACGCACCGTTGTTCCGTATCGAGGTTGCGCCCAGCGAGCCGAATGGATTGGAGAAACTTTGCTACGTTCAGATCGACAAGGCGACCAGCCCGCCGCGTGCAAAGATCGGCGCCGTGATTGGGAGCGTGGACGACACGACCATGCTTGCGATCAATCGCGCCCTGGTCGTGTTTCTCGGGTTGGCCTAGGGTTCCTACTGGAGCCATTGAGTCGCGCTGACGGGTCTGAAGGTCACATCAGTATTCGTTAGAAGTGTGAACGGCGCGTTGACCGCCCCATTGGTCCCGAGCGCCGTCTCGACCGTGGCGCCGACCGACGGCCAAATCAGGCACGACCCGCCGGAGCGGTTCATGATGACAATTGCCGTATAACGTTGCACCGCCGGCAACGTAGGACCGGTGGTCCCGGAGCAGGCGGTGATGACCGTCGACCGGGTGGTAATCAGCGTGCCCGTCGCCGGCGTGTTCCCGACCTGCCAGGTCGCCTGCGCCGTGGACGTCGACGGCACGGCGAGCGACGGCGTCAACGACGTATCACTGAAGCCAGCGGTGTCGGAGTTGTTGGCGAAAGTGGTCGGATTGATCGCCCCGCCGTTGGTCTGGCCGACGGCACCGGTGGTGGTCTGGGCGATCGCCGGCGCGCCAGCGAGCAGCAGGGCGCCAACATAGGCGAGCAGAATGCGTTTCATGGGGGATGTCTCCTGGAAGCGCGGAACCGCCGCGACGGATGGACAGACATGGCAGACGACGCCGCTCGAGCGTTACTGCGAGGGAGGCTGAGAGCCGGCCGCGCCAACGGCACCGGCGCCGAGCTCGGCAGCAACGTGTTTGCCCGCTGGCCGATGGCCGACGCATCCGACGCCCCGAACAGCGGATTGAGCGTGTCCGACACCGGCTAAGGCACCGGCGGTGGAACACCGCCCGCAGGCCCCGCCGGAGGCTGCTGAGACCGCATCGCCGCCTGCGCCGCCAGACCCAGCTTCGCCCGGTCGAGCGCCTGTCCATGCACCTGCGCCTGCGCGGCAAGCCCGAGCTTCGCCCGGTCCAACGCCTGGTCGTGCCCCTGCGCCCGGACCGCCAGCGGATCCGGTGGCGGTGCAGGAGGCGGCATCATGGCGTTATCCGGCGGACCGTCCGGCGGCTGCTGGGCTGCGGCATGATCGAGGGCCATTCCGTGGATCTTGGTCATCCGATCCAGTTGCGCATCGGCAACCTGCCCCGGCTGCCCAGCGTGGTCCAAAGCAATCTCGTGGAGTCTCTGCGTCGCCTGCGCCTGCTTGTCAGCCGCGTCGGCCTGCACCTTCGCCACCTGCGCAGCCTGCAGCGCCGCCGCATTCGCCTGCTGCGATTGCCCAGCCTGCGCCTGCGTCTGCGCATGCTCCTCGAGCATTTTGACGAGCTGCGCCTTGTTGCGCAGCGTTGACGCCTGAATGATGAACTCAGGCGGAAACTGCATCAGGATTTGCGGCGGAAGCTGCATGATCTGCTGGAATTGCTCCGCCGCCATCGTCGGATTGTCCGGGCCCTCTTCGACCGTGATGGTGCAATCCATGTCGCCGATGTCGTTCTCGATCCGCACCACGGTCTGCAGCCGCGGATCGCCCGGCGGAAGCTGCATCCCGATCTGGACCGCCCGCCGATCCTGCGGCGACAGCGCCTGGAGCTGCTGCGGCAGCGGCGACGTCTGATCCAACTGACCGAGCAGATCAGCAATCGTCACCGGATGATTGAGGCCGACGAATTGCGTGTTCTTGTCGCTGTCGGTCACCCGGATCCAGCGTGGACCGGTCCAGAACTGGCGCACCCGCATCCAGCAGGCCTCGTAGACCTTGTGCGTCCACTGCCGCAGGCTGTCCGCCATCGGCTCGTTTTCCATCTGCCCGCCAGACTGCTGCGCGATAATCGCCCGGCCGGACTGCTCCCGCGGATCCTTGCCAGCCATCGCGGCGTTCGCGCCCATGACGTTCATCTGCGCGACGGCATACTGCAGCAGCTCGAACTGCCCGGCGATCTCGGCCTGGTCCTTGTGGATCTCGAAATCGAAACCACGGTTCTTGACGATAACACCGTCCGGCTTGGCAGCCTCGGAGCGCGTGCGGTCGACGTCCGCAACCGCGCCCTCCTCCATGATGATCTGGTTGACCGAGAGCGCGTGCAGCAGCTTGCTTTCCCGCTTGTTGATCGACTCCTGCAACGGGACCATGTCGCGCACGATGCCGAAGCGGTTGTTGTCGCGGTCGATGCGCGCCGACCGCAGGATCAGCGGACAGGTGGCGTTGCCGTGCCGGTCCTTATACGGCGAGAGCATCGGCGGCTCGAGGAAGCCACCCTTGGTGAATGTTGCCGTCCACCAATCCTTGCGCTTTTTCCAATGGTGCTGCGCAACCCGGACCCGGCGGCGTCGGTAATCGCCCCAGGTTGCCCGCGGCTTGTCGTCGTAGGTATCGGACCGGCTTTCTTCGAGCGTCGTAGACAGGATGTCCTCACAGCCGGGATACATGTCCTCGGCCGTCTCACGGTCCATCCAGATGACGATCCCGAGATACATAGCGTCGGTGAATGCGGGATGCTGCGAGTGCGGATCGTAATAAAGCCGTTCCCACGGAATGTGGTTGATGACGACGTCGTAGCCATCGCCGTCCTGCTGCTCCTCGACGATGACCTCGGCACCTGAAAACCCCTCGACCAGCATTTGGTCGTAGACCGCAGACCGGATGACATCGAAGCGGTTCTCGTCCGAGATATACCGAAGCGCCTGGGTCGCCGCGTCGGCCCGAACGTTGTCCACAGGATTGCGCGGGAACGCCTCCGGGTCGGACCGGCCACGACGCTCGAGCCCGCGCAGCAGCTCGACCTTGCGGCCTATGACGTTGTTCCACACGACAGGTTGGCGACGCCGGCGCAGGATCGCCGCCTCCTCCGCCGTCCACTGCCGCCCGTCGTGGAAGTCGCGCGACCGCTCCGCCTCGTGCCGGGAATCGGCAGACGATTCCTCGGAGTCTTCGAACTCGCGGACGAGCCGGCCGAGCAGCTCAGCCTCGTCGCCCGGCCACGGCGTCGGTGCGTCGACCTTGGCAGCGTCGGGAGACACGCCGGCGGGCGGCGTGGAGGCGCCGGGAGGCGCGCGGGCGGACAGCGATATCGACAGGACTATCCTCCCTCGGGGTAACGTTTCCGTTGATCAACGAACAACGCTGGACTGTCCGCAGAGTGCGGTCTATTGCGTCGTCATCGGCAAGGGGATCAGCCCCGGCCAGCATCACAGGGACCACCCGGATCATGATCATCGAAACCAGCGGCAACCAACTCTATCGCGTCAAAGAAACCGGCGACGCCGACCTTGCCCACGTTTGGCTCGGCATCGAGGTCAAGAAGGTTCGCGGCGCCTACGTGCCCAAAGCCCGCGCACGCAAGACCCTGGTGCGCAAGGCCGCCACACGCATCGTCGACGCCGGAGCAGCAGCATGAGCATCGGTCAATTCGCAGGCGATGTCGTTGGCGTTATCGCATTGAGCGGCATCGCCGCCTTCGCGGGAACAGTCATCTACGACCAGTTACACGACCACCCGAACAAAAGACTGGCCGCGTTTACAACCTGCCTTCGAATGATCACCTGGATCGCATTCTGGAGCGCCATAGGCATTCCGGCCGCAGCGATCACCCTGCTGATCTGCATCGTGTGGCCGCCGATGCTGATCGTCATCGTGGTCGGGGTTTTCCTCACCATAGGGTGGAAAGTCCGGAATGTGCCGATGCCTGCCGGCACAGCCAATTCCGACTTCGTTACCCCGCTGCTGATCGGCGTGCTGATCGGCAGCAGCATCCACCACGACCGATGAACGCAGAAGCAGCAGCATGAGTGACAACACCGACTGGCGGCTGATCGTGCTGGCGTCACAAAAAGCGCAGATCGCCGCCGAGGCCGCCGTTGCATCGGCACAACTGCTGGAAAGCGAAGTCGGCGGGCGGCTGACGTCGGTCGAGGCGCGGCTTGGCGGCATTGAAGGCCGGATGTCCAATCTGTTCGCCGGCCAGGCGAGCCATGAGCGCGCGATCATGCGGATTGCCGAAATTCAGGCCGGCCATACGGTGCTGTTGAATGAACACACCGATCGCCTGACGCGGATCGAGGGGCGGCTGGACGGGATCGAGGGGCGGCTGACTGTCGAGACCGGACAGCTAAAGGACATCGAGACGCGGATCACCCGGATGGAGACGCTGCTGACCGACATCGCGCGGAAACTCGACGCATGACCCCCGACCACTTCCGCGCCTGCCTGGACCAAATTGGCTGGAGCCAGCGCAGCCTCGCCGCCATGCTCCAGATCGACGAGCGCCAAGTGCGCCGGATGGCAGCCGGCGCCGCCATCCCAGAGCCGATCGCGACGTGGCTGGACACGCTGGCTCGGTTCCACGAGAGCCACCCGCCACCGGCGCGCCCAGCCCGGTCAGGCGACGCGCCAACCGCCGGTATCGTCCTCGCCACGTGAGCGCCGGAACGCGGCGTCCCATGAATCGCGCGGCGGCTCAGCACCCTTCGGCGGCGGCGGCAGGAGAACGTCCAACAGCATGCCGATCAAGCCAAGGGCATCTGGCACATCATCGTGCTTGCCAGCGGGAAACGACAGCAGCTCGGCCTCGAAGTCCGCCCGCCACGGCGCGTCAGCCGCGACATAAAGCCCGTTGAGCGCCATCCGCCCCCGGATCGACTGAGCCCGCACGCTCTTGTCGCCGCGCGTCGGAAACGTCTGCCGCGCCACGAACGCCCGACGCTCGCGAGACCGCCGATCCAGCCATGGCCCGATGCCGGCACGGATCTGGCCCGTCTCCTCCGCCCAGCCCATCGGATGCCAACGGATCACCAGGTCGCAGAACGCTTCGACCCATTGATCCGACGACGTCTGGCCGCGCCACAGGTCCAGCACGTAGAGCCGATCGTCGCTGTCGACGCCGACGACGATGTGGACAGTAAAGTCCCCACCGTCATCTGTCACAGCGTAGTCCGACGCCCCGAACACCCGCAGAGCGCTGCGCGGGGGCAGCGACGGCACCGCGCGCAGCCAGTCGCGCCGAAAGTAGTCCCCCGAGTCCGGAACCGGACGGCCCTGGTACTGCGACGACCACTCCCGGGCCGCACCCCGCGCCGACAGCGCCGCCTTGATGCCTGCCAGCTCGGCACCGTAACCATAGCTGTCATCCGACCACAGCCATTCACCAGGCGCGCGACCCAGCATGTCGTTTGCCTCGGCCTCGGCCGGCAAACGTACCACCCGCCAGCGTTCCGGCTCAGTCCGCAGAAGCTCGCCGGCGAGGTCCGCCTCGTGCCATGGCGTCATAACTAAAGCGATCGATGCGCGCGGCGTTAAGCGACGCTCGAGGTCGCCGTTGAACCAATCCCAGACCAACTTACGATCGGCCGGGCTGTCCGCCGCGGCGCGGCTTTTCACCGGGTCGTCGATCGTCACGTGGTCGGCCCGGATGCCGGCCACGGCGCCGCGAACCCCAACCGAGAGATACTCGCCGCCGTTCGTCGTCTGCCACCGCCCGAGCGCCTTGGTGCGCAGCCCATAGCCTAGCATCTCGGTGTTTTCGGTGATCACGTCGTGGATCTTGCCGCTGAAATCGTCGGCCAGCTCAGCGGTATGGCTCGCACCGATCAGCTTCATTCCTTTTCGGCGGGCCAGCATCCACGCGGCAAACATCCGCGTCGCATAGAAGCTCTTGGCCGACCCCGGCGGCATCAACACCATCAACCGGTCGACCGCGCCGTCCGCCACCGCCTGCAGCTCGGCGATCAGCAGCCGATGGTGCGCCGCCGGCGTCTGCCCGAACGGCGCCAGCGCCTCGATGCACCAGGCAAGGAAGCTGCGGCGGCACTCACGCCGGCGAAGCTGCTCGGTGAGCATGCGATACTCGGTCACCGCCGGGTGCTCCGGCTTTGCGTCGTCCACAGGACGCGCTGTCCGCGCGATGCGGCCGCCGTCAGGCATGGATCAGAGCCGGTGCTCCAGCCGCTGCATTTCGGCGTGCATCTCATGCAGCAACTTCATGATCCCGTGCTCCGCCAGTTCGGGATGTTCCGCCTTGGCCTCGGCAATCCGCGCAGCGAACTCGGCCGACGACGGGCCTGGTGCCGCAACGGGGGCAGCGGTGAGCGGCGGTTCGACCACCACCGGGGGAACAGCGGGGGGAGGCTCGACGTCGGACATGGGACCATTCCTTTTCAAAAACCGGTTATTCGACGGATGCCGGCACGCGCGCCAGCACCGGGCGGTGATGATGGGAGCTGCGCCATCAGGCGATCACTTGTTCGGCGATGTAGCAAAGCAGCGAACAATCCATCGCCGGTTGGATTTCGCCGGTCCCCGCACTCCCGTGCAGTTCGTCCAAGTAAATGCGCTCGCGGTTGCCGCTGGTCAGTTTAACAAGCCGCACGCCCAGCTCACGACTGAGGCGACAACGAGCAGCGAACACGTCCGGAAAATGGCGCCGAACGTGGTTCCAGTAGGCCGGGCTCTGTGCCTTCACGCAGCCGATACAGTTGGCATTATTGAACCCAAGCCGATACATCCGCGGAATTTCGATGCCGGCGCGCGTAACCATAGCGTGGCAATCCTGCTTCGATAGCCCGCGTTCGATCAACGGCGTGACCAGCTTCACATCCGGATTCTGTGCGCGGAACCGATCGGCCCGATCGGTCTCATCAGCGGTGTAGCCGAACGCCTGAAGGTCAGGCTTCCAGTCGCGCTCAAAGGCCCAGCGCACGACTTTCTTCATCTCGACAGTACAGACCGCCCCCGCCGTCCCAGACATATACCGCCGTCGCTCCCATACATCGGTGCAACTGCTATATTCGGCACTGCGCAACTCGATCACCGGCCGATCGAACCAATCGGCGCACTCGCCGGCAAAGCGTTGATTGTCGCTGTGCTCCTCCGGGACAACGCAGCGCGCGACCGCGACATCATGGGTTGAGGAATACGCCGCGATGATCAATTTTGTACTGACGGCGCTGGCCGTGCCGCAGGAAAACCAAGATACGATCCGGGGTTTCCGGTCGGCAATGACTCCTGCGACATCGGTCATGCTGACGCCACGCGCGGCGAAGTTGCTCGCCGGCCGGACGTAACCGCTGGCGCCGCGGCCGCCTGCTGGAGCAGCACCGTGAAGATGTGCGCGCCGCCGAACTGCTCGCTGTTGCGCTTGACCGCCCGCCGGAGCAGCGCCGGCTTGACCCCGGCCTGCTCCAGATAGGCCACGAGCCCCGCCACGTTCACCCGGTCAGCCTGCCGCACCACCTTGAGGCCGATCGTCAGCAGCGGGCTGGAATACACCGTCTCCGACGTCCCGACCGGCAGCGGGTTTGCGGTGTAATCGGGCAACACGCCGCCAGCCACCGCACCGCGCTTGGCCTTTTCCCGCCATGCGTCGTCCAGCCGCGCGGCCTCCGATGCCGCCCAGTAATCCAGTGCGAGCTTGTCCCGGACCGTCTTCGCCCGCGGCAGCAGAGCCGCCAAGGCGCGATCGAGTTCGGTGCGTGCGTCCCCGAGAGCGACCAGTTTCGGCTTTGTCCGCGAGCCGGTATCGTCGAGTGGCATGATTGCCTTCCAGTGCGACTGAAATGGAGAGACCAGTGATCAACGACCGTCCAGTTGACGACCCCAAGCTGCAGGCAGCCTTGAACGAAATAAGGGCCGTGATGGAACGCTGCGACTTTCCCGGCGCCGTCATGCTGGTCTCGTCCGAGGAAGCCGTGTTTTCCTACAAAATGGACGCGGCCTGGTTGGCATTGCGCAAGGACCGTTCGCTACCTTTGGGTTTTCGCTTCCGAGCAAAGGAATCCGAAACGGGAAGGCGCGAGACGGAACGCCGCGTCGAGGGCGCCATGCACACGATCTGCCAGCTCTCGGACTTCGGCGAGCAAACAACGGCGTGGATGGAAGACCTGAAACTGATGCTGCGACGCGCCGGGATAGACTTCGACCACACGCCATTTGGCGGACGGCCGCTCCAGCACCTGGAACCTGGCCCTCAATCGTCGTCGTCAACTAACGAATAGCCATGCGAAGCGGGATGAGGCATGGCTGACAGACAGTATCTTGAACAGCTCTCACGGCGGCTGGCTGACGAGGGCAGGCTGATCGAGGCCGGCTGGATCGCCATGCGGTTGCACGTTATTCCCTTGGACGCTTCGCCGGTCCAACTCAACGAGATGCGTTATGCGTTCATGGGTGGCGCGCAGCATCTGTTCGCTTCGATTATGACGATACTGGACCCAGGCATTGAGGAAACGCCGGGGGATTTGCGGCGGATGGACCTGATCCATAAGGAGCTGGAGGCTTTCCGCCAGGAGATGGGGTTGCGTGCGGCCAAGCCGGCTGGAAAAGGGTGAACCCCGTTTGACCACGCGCGCCGCGTTGTCGAAACCGCGATCGCCCCTGGCACCGCCCGGCACCGCACCCGCCCCGCAGAGCAGCCAGCGCGGCACCGGACGGATAGCGGCGAGGAACCAGACCGCTATTTCAGTGCAGAGTGCCCGACGCCTTCTCGGCCCGCACCACGGCGGGGCGGCGGCGAAGCTGCCGCCGCCGCGCTTCAAGATCGGCGTCCGATAGCTCCTTTGGATTAACCTCGGTGCCGCCATCGACGACGATCAGGCGATCGTTCCACCCGAGCACCTTGTTCACATGCACCAGGCAGAGCGCATCGCCCGCTTCCGCCCTGGCAATCAGTTTCACCCGCATGCGGGCGACAACCTTCGTGTAGCTGGTGTCCAACTCGCGCCGAAAATGCCGGCCCAGCGTGGGCAGCGTGATCCCCAGCACGGCGCAGACGTCGGGCTGAGTGATCCCGACGCCGATCATGGCCTCGACAGTGCGGCGGTCCTTGTCGGTGGGCACATACGCCGGTTTGCCAGGCTTGCGAGCGACGTCGCCTGAAGGCCGCTCCGAGCGGGCGACGACAGCCGCCGGGAGCGGTTTGCGCGGCGGTGATGACATTTTCGTTGTGTTCCAAGAATGGTGTTGCGTGCTCGGCGGTTCTGGCGCGTGTGTGCTTGCAGCAGGAACCGCCTGCATTAACAGGGACTTATGACATGACCGCGACGATTGAGAGCCTCACACCCGCGCAGCTTGCCGCCGTCTACAACCACCACACCGACACACCGGTGAAGAAATTCGAGAACCGCCAGAAGGGCGCGCGCCGGCTGCTCGCATTGCTGGCCAAGATCGAGGTCGCGCCGGCCGACGCGATCGCCGCGGTGATCCCGACCGCCGCCGCCCAGGTGGACATGACCAGGGACGACGCACCCCCAATGACGACCTATCCGGAGGCTATGCCGGTCGCCGCGGCAATCATGGCCGATGTGCACGCCAAATTCGCGCCGAACGGTGTGAACTCGCTCGCAATAATGACCCCCTGAGGGGGGTTTTTCACGTCCAATCGCCACCCCTCTGACGTTTCGTCAATGTCTCCTTCTGTGGCCTGCGGTGGCCGGGAGGGGCTTATGGGGATG